AGTTTGGATATAGATAACTTCTGATTTTAATTTGTTCAGCATCTTTGATCTGTTTGAAATGACCATTTAAAGTTCTAAAACCTTGATTGGAATATTTTTTAAATCCTAAACTTTCTATAAATTTTTTATGGCTTGGCATATCAAAAGAAATATACTTCTCTTGCTTCATACTTATTAATGGCAAATCGTTGACTTTAATTTGACTTAATTTAATTAGCAGCTCTTCAACTTCTTTTTTAGTAAGCTGGAATAAACCAGCTATATCTACAATTCTAATAAACGCAGATCTCTTTTGAACATTATAGTTTGAACAGCAATAGTGATAAATTCTAAACTCTTTATCAGTTAGTGCTGCATTAATAATATTAGGATCTGTAAGATAAAACTTTGACATAATCATTCCTCCTTATAAAGTTTTTATTGTGTTCGTTATCTTCAGTAATTCTTTTGAGTAGGTAGTCTTTTGATTGGCAAACTGGAATGTGCTCCTGGACCTTTAATTCTAAATATTGTAACCACTCATCTAAACTAATGTGGAGTAGGTTGCTCTTATTTGGAGCTATTCTTCGAACAGAGAGCCTTTCTAATAGACCATTATCTTCTCTGCCTTCTGTTGTGTAATAAATTTCAAAAAAAGGTATTTGTAGAGCTGTTGCAATTTCCAAGTAAATCCTCTTTGTATAAAAAGGCTTTGTTTTATACTGGTCATTTGCATTAAATATTAAATCAGCAATAAATAAGGCTTTTCCACATGCTGGACATTGGCTTATTTTATCAATATCTGAATAAGCTATGCCATTATGCTGATTTCTATGCCATATTGAGTAGGATGTCTTTAAAACTCCTGGATATTGCTCATTTCTAGCCATAAAACCTCAATAATTTACTCAGATAAGTTGTCAACAAAATTTATGCAATTTGGATAAACTCCTTTACTTTTTTAGGTTGTATAACTATATAAGATAATAATATGAAAAGACCTAAATCTAATAAAATTAGAGTTGTTGACTGGTTTATACCGAAAAACTTTCGATATTATTCATGTGCTCACTATGGTTACATTGTAACAAGAAAGGTTGACAAGTGAACAATACGCAGAGACAAATTTTTGCAAAAAGAGGAAACAATATAGTAAACAATTCTAAAGAAGATTTTAAAAAAATAAATTTTAATTTACAATTAGAAAGTGCCTTTTCGTTATCAGCTGCATTTGCCAGAAATGAATTAACTTTTATAAGTTCATTTAAAAGATTTCCTTTAATGAAGTATTTTGTTCAAGATCCTCATAGATGGAATGTTTTAAATTATGTTATTTATTTTTCTTCAAAAAAAGAACCAATTTATTTAGAAAAATTAAAAAGATATATTCGAAAATCAGATCGCCATGTTGAAAAAATATTAAAAGATTGTTTAGCAAATGGCAGTTTTATTGTTTTAGATCCACATGATAAAATTTTAAAAGATAAAAAAATTATAAGCATAAGACCATCAGAAGAATTAATAAAAGAATTTTATGGTCATAATATTTTAAAATATCGAAAATTTTTAAAAATAATTCAAAGATTTAATTTTAAATGCAAAAAGTAGAAGAAAAACAAATTGGAGATTGGACCTCTGTTTCAGAATTAGAGGATTACGCAATCGTAAGAACTCCACCAAAAGGTTTATTAGGAACTCCAATGGCAGATGTTTTATTTATTTATAAAGCTAAACCTGGACAAGAAAAAGATAAAACAAAACAACTTCATTTATATGGAGAGGAAGATGCAGTTTTTAAAAGAGCTATACAAATTATTGATAGAAAAAAGAATGAAATGAAAAGAGCTAAAATGCACAATGAGTTTGTTGAAAAATTTAGAAATTCAAAATTCTTAAATCTTAATAATATTAAAACATCTCCAGGAACATTACTTGGAAGAAAAATTCAAAGCACTGGATTAAGTGCTAGAAGTTTTGCTGAACAAACTGGAATTAAAGCACCATCTTTATATCATCATGTGAGTGGTGGAAGAGAAATATCAAGAGAACTTGCAATACAATATGCTGAAAAATTACAATGTGATCCAGTTGATTTAATGTTTGAAAAAAAATCAATTCCAATCTGGAGTAAATGTGATTTATTAAAAAGTACAGAGCTTGAAGAGGATTATGCACCAGGAAGATTATTTAGTTATAAAGCTAATGAAAAAGATTTAGAAGTTGTAGTTGTTCCAAGAGATATTTTTAGACCAGATATAAAAGCAATTAAAGTTGTAGCAAGAGGATCTATGTATCATAACAAAGTTGCTTTTTATTACAGAGCAGAAAATAAAGAACAAAATTATATAAATCAATTATGTGTAGTTGGTGTTGAAGTTCCAGTTGGTCCTCCAGAATTTTCTAATGATACAGAAACACATTTTTATTTTGGAACTTATGAAGAAATAAGAGGTAGAAGTAATTTAATTAACCCAGATCCTTATGTTGAAAATCAAAATAAATTTATTTTACAAGATTTTAAACCTACATTTATTGCACCAATAATTGTTTTATTAAATCCAGAAGCTGTAGTTGATAGAACTCATTTAGCAGCCGCTTTACCAGATGAAAAATTAGTAAGAAAAGAAGAGCAGCTTTCAATGGAAATTGAAAAGTTAAAAAAAGAATTAGCATTAGAGCAAGAATATAAAAAAGAAGCTATGAAATATGCTGAACATCATGCAAAAGTTTCTAATGAGCAAAAAATAAAAGTTGCTCAAATTGCAAAAGAACAAGAAGAGCAAATGCAAAAAATGATTGATCAAATTAACAAAGTAACTCAACAAATTAATGAACAAAATCGAGAGGAATTGTTTTTACAATCAAAAAAAATAAAAAAATTTCCATTTAAAAAAATAGTTGGTGGTAAAAAATAATGTTTGAAGATTGGATAAAAGAAAAGCAAACAGCAACTGATATTGATATTGAAAATGATTTCCAGATACCAAGAAACACATTAAAAAAATGGAGATTAGCAGATAAAGGACCAAAAATTTATTTCAGATTAAATGACAAAATTTTATATCCTAGAGTGGAATTTGTTGAATGGTTTATGCAACATATTAAGAACAAAAAAGCTACCATCGTTCCATTCGGATCTAATCGTACCAAAGAGAATATTTCCGAAAAATAAGTTTATCCAAAACGCATAAAGAGTTTTACATATTATCATGAGGTCTTATATGTCCTTACATGATTATAAAATCAACAGAGCAAAAAATTAACGATCCTTTAGAAGCAGCTTTACAAAACACTCTTCCTCTCTTCGCACAAAAAACAAACATCAATCATTTCTCTCCAACACAATTTGTAATTCCAGATGCAGCTTGGTTATTCAAATATGTATTTATGGACCAGAAGATGAGAAGAGAGTTACTTCCATCTAATGCAGCTATGGAAGCTGGCAAAATTGTTGGAGAAGTTCTTCAAAGAATTTACGCAGATACAATTTATAAATTACATCCAGTTAAGAAAAAAGTTGCAGCTACAACAAATGAAAAAATTACAAAAGATGCAGCACTCCAGGAGGAGATAGAAAAATTAAAAGAGTATATTCCTAATGATGAAAAGGATAGCGATAAAAAACAAAAATATTTAGAAGAAATTCCAGAAGTAATTAATCATGCTTTATCTGGATTAAAAGAACTAGCGGTGGCAAGTCCTGTAACTTGCGAAAGACAAATATCAATCGATCAACTGGAAGGATTTTGTGCTCCATTGTTGCCTACAGTAGGTCGTATTGATTTTGATTATGGTATCAATAATCATGAGTTCGGTAAATCTCTCTCAGAGCTAAATCCGACATCGCAAGATGCCTTTCCTCATAAGATTATTGAACTAAAGACCAAATGGTCTAGGCTTGGTAAAGTTAAAAAGGATGGAAGCAGATCTTTTCTTGTTTCATCTGTTCCAGCTACCGCTAGTTTTAATCATTGTGTCCAGGTGGCAACTTATGCGGCACATTTTCAATTTAAAGTTCCAGCATATTTACTTTACGCAACAAAAGATGGTTATGTAATTTTTGATAGCACTAACTGTCCACATCTAACAGTAGATGGAATGAAAAAAAATTTACAAATAATGTTTAACACTTTTAGAAGAAGAGAAAAAATTTTAGCAATGTTTGAACATTTAACAAGAGAAGAAATTATAGAAGAAGCAGCTGGAATGATGGACATGAACCTAGATCATCCATTTGCTTGGAATGGAATGCCAGCAGAATTACTTAAAGAAGCTAAATTATTATGGAAGCTATCATGAACTTAGAAGATTTTTACATCCAAAGAAAATTGGACCAACGTAATAAACAAATTAAAAGAAGAATTTTATCAGCTCTTTTAATTTTAACTATAGGAGGAATAACTATATGGCTGATATAAAAGATAGGCTAGTCCTAGCTGTTAATGAATTTAAAAAATCATTAAATGGACAAACAATTCCAATTCATGGAAAAAATTATGCAACTGTTGCATTAAGAGTAGCAATAGCAAGAAGAGTTCTTGGAACTGCATTAGATATTGTAACAAAGATAGTAAGTATCGATGTAAATACAGTAGTGATGTCATCGGATATTTATATTGATGGTGTTCATGTATCTACTGGTCATGCTGAAGAAAAAAGATCAGCATCAAAAATTAATCAAACTTCTGCTCTAGAGAATTGTGAAACTT